TTTTACTAAATTATTCTAAGGGCATTTTTTCTATTGTTTCCGCACAAGGAGCGCCAAAAGCAGCTGTTTTGAATAATATTCTGATTGAGTATAATGACAGTTATTATACAAAATTTATTGATATTCCGAATGGAGAGGGAATAGAAGTCCTGTATAATGCGTATAATCCAGAATTAACATCAATGGAGATTGAAGTGCCTAATCCTTCTCCGGTATATTTGGAGGAAATTCTCGAAATAAAAGAGGATGTTATGTTTGATATGTTAAACGAAGGCACCCAAAAAGTATATCTTATGATCAAACCTTTTACAAGGCAATCACTTGAACGGGACAGCAAAAAAGTAAAAAGGATAATTGAGATTTTAAAAGAAAATAAAAATAAATATACGAAGGCTATCATTTCAGGAAAAGGAGCTGGATTAAAAAATCAAAAGTTTGATTTGCACGCAAAATATTTTAGTTATCCTATTACGATAAATAAGAGTCATGTAGAAGCAGGAAAAAGGATAGAGTACTCATTGGAGGAATTAACAGATCAATTTTCATACGGATTATATAATGCATATCAATCAAATTACAATTTGATTGTCGCATTGGCGGATAGGGAGGATAATGTTTATTGAAGATAAAGAATATATATGACAGAGATGTAAAATTTTGGATCGTAGGAGCAGTAATGTTATCCTGTATTATACAGGCATTAGAAATTTTTGTAACCAAATCGCCCATAATCTTAGAATTATCAGATGTTCAAAATGAATTTCACATGGATATATTAACAGTCAATTCAATCTTTTGCGGCTTTGAATTGACTAGTTTAGGGATTTTAGTAAGTTTGACTAGTGATGATGCGGTGAAGAAATTAAAAGGAACAGAGGTGGTATATCGAAGAAATAAATTGATTATGATTTCAATTTCATTCTGTACATTATCGATGATGGCATCTTTATTTTTTATATTAGGTTCGGATAAAAAATATTTTGAGTTTATCCATGGAGAAAAAATAATCGAATGTATATTTAAAATTGAATTGATATCATTGGTGTTTGGAGTGGCTTTTTTCCTTGGAACAATAAAGAAAATGATAGATGTTTTACAATATGTTTATAAAGTGCCTAGAAGATATGAAAGTGGGAAAAGGCAGAAAATTTTAGATATCCAAAGAGAAAGTATATCCGGTCAAGATGAAACGGATGAAAACGACATATTTTAATTGTTAAAGGAGCAGGTTTAACCCTTGCTTCTTTTCTTTTCCCAAAGAACAACAACGGACCCTTAGCTCAGCAGGTCAGAGCGTCCGGCTCATAACCGGATGGCCGCAGGTTCAAATCCTGCAGGGCCCATTGCCGACATGTGTCGGAACTCCACCCTCTTAGCGGAATGCTGTGAAAGACCGTCGCAAGGTCTGAGAGGGTTTGTAACATCAAAACAAATGAATGAGAGGTGGTGAGGTTGCCGCGGAAAGCAGACGTAAGGGTAGAGCAAGCCCATGAAATGTACCAGCAGGGAGCAAAGCTGGTTGAAATTGCAAATCAACTTGGGTTGCCAGAGGGGACAATTCGGAGCTGGAAAAATAGACAGAAATGGGATTGCAACGTTGCAAACGGAAAGAAATGCAACGTTGCGAAGCGAAAGCGTGGCGGTCAGCCAGGAAACCACAACGCGGAGGGAGCTGGTGCGCCGCTGAAAAATCATAATGCTGAGAAACATGGTCTTTTTCGGAAATATCTTCCGGAGGAGACCTTTTCTATTATCACAGAAATGCCGGTCAATCCATTGGATGTGTTGTGGGATCAGATACAGATTGCGTATGCAGCGATCATCCGGGCACAGCAGATCATGTATGTGCGAGACCAGACGGACAAGACGCGGGAAATGGTAAGTAATTCGGTAAATGGGGAATCGTGGAAAACGCAGCAGGCATGGGACAAGCAGGCGGACTTTTTAAAATCGCAGGCAAGAGCACAGAGCGAGTTGCGATGCATGATAAAGCAGTATGATGAAATGTTGCATAAAAACTGGGAACTGGCAACAGATGAACAGAAAGCGAGGATTGAACAGATCCGATCCCAAACAGCTGTGCAGGATGAGAAAAGGAACCGCGGTAGTGATGCGGCAGCTGCCATTGTGGAGAACATGCAGACGCTGGCAGAGATTCTGAAAAGTCCGCAGCCAAACCGGAACATAGAGGATTACGAAGATGAATAAGCCTGCGCCTTTTTCTGTCCGTCAGATGGAATATTTCCAACGCTGCTTTTCAAACTGGTTTAACGTCGCGGAGGGCGGCAAGCGTGGCGGAAAGAATGTGCTGCAAGTTATGGCATTCTGTACGCTGTTGGAAACGCACAAAAATAAAATCCATCTCGTTGCAGGCGTTTCCGTTGCGACGGCGAAGCTTAATATTTTGGATTGCGACGGATACGGACTGCTGAATTATTTTGAGGGACGCTGCCGGGAAGGGAAGTATAAAGACCGTGACTGCGTTTATGTGCAAACGAAAGCCGGAGAGAAGGTTGTGCTGGTGTCGGGCGGCGGGAAAGATGGGGATGAGAAGCTGATCAAAGGCAATACCTACGGGATGGCTTACATCACGGAAGCAAACGAATGCCACCCGAAATTCCTTCGGGAAGCATTTGACAGAACACTTTCCAGTTCCGACAGAAAAGTATTCCACGACCTGAATCCAAAAGAAGAGGGACATTGGTATTATACGGATATCCTGGACTTTCATGAAGAAAAAAAGCTGCAGAATCCGGAATATGGTTATAATTATGGGCATTTTACGATCGCGGATAATTACAGCATATCCGGCAGCAGGCTACGGGATATCCTGGCAACATACCACAAGGGGACAGTCTGGTACGAGAGAGACATATTGGGGAAACGAAAAGTAGCGGAGGGAATCATCTTCCGCTATTTTGCTGATTGTCCGGATCCATATCTCTTTACAGATGCACAGCTACAGGAATGGTTTGAAGTTCGCATCAAGCAAGCGCAGCGAGCAGGAAAAAAGAAATGGTTGGATCGCATTACGATCGGCATTGACTTTGGCGGAAATGGATCGAAAACCACTTTTGTCATGATGGGCTGGCTGAACGGATACCGGAACCTGTTTGTACTGGAAGAAGATTCCCTGCCGGTTACCGAAGAGGTTGACAGTAAGCGGATTTGTGATAAGTTCGTTGAATTTTACCGCATGGTGATCAGGCAATACGGAGATGTTGACTGGATATTTCCGGACAGTGCCAGTACAACAATGATTAACAGCCTGCGAAATGCAGCGAAGTCCGCAGGATTGCCGTGGCGCAGCATCAGCGGATGTCGGAAAAACCCGATCACAGAGCGACCGAAGACTGTTGATATGCTGTTTTCAATGGGACGGCTTATGATCAGTCGGCGATGCACAAGCGTAATCGGAGCGATCAGCCGTCTACGGTGGGATCCGGATCACCCTGACCAGCCAGAAGATAAAAATATAGCCAACTGCAATGACTGGTGGGACGCCTTTTGTTATTGCTGGTTGGATTTTGTAGAGTATGTAGACCTTGGGAGGTGAGGACAGTGGAAAACTGTGTGACAGATTATCTTTTAAAGCGCGGATACCGAGTGAATACGACTGCGCTTGAGCTGATCCATGCGTGCGACGATTGGTATGCGAATCGGAAGATTCCAGAGTTCCACCACCGGAACACAGTCCAGAATGTACCGTATGACCTGAAACAGTTAAACCTTGCGAAGCGGTGTTGCAGCGATGATGCGAACCTGTGCGAAATCCTGGATGTGAATGCAGGAAGCACGGAACAGCAGAAAGATTTTGTAAATGCAATATTGGCGGACAGCGAGTTCCAGACACAGTACAGGAAACAACTGGAAAAGGTATCCGCGGATGGAACGGCAGCGTGTTATGTACGCCTGGATGATGCAACGATCATGAAAAGTGGCAGGGTGCAGGGCGGGCGCATCCGGCTGAACTATGTGGAAGCAGAAAGCTACATCCCGCTGACCGTCGAAAATGATGTCGTGACAGAAGCGGCTTTTTCCGGGACTGGATTGGAAAAAGGGAAAAAACAGACAACTCTGGTGATCTTCACGAAAGACCGGACAGGAAACTATACCGCGGAGACAGCTGTGTTTGACGAGTATGGAGCGAAGATAGAAGATAAGTCTATCGTGTTAGGTTTGGGGGATATGAAACCGTTCGCGGTATTGCAGAATGCAGAGGTTAACAACCTTGACGATATGGTTGGGTATGGATTGCCGAAGCTTCACAATGCGATTCCAGCACTGGAAGTTGTGGAACTGGCATTTAATGTACTGTACGGAGACCTGGACAAGGCGGATAAGCTGATACTCATCAACGAGATGCTGTGTCAGTTTGATGGCAGCGGTAAGCCGATCACCCCGAACGAGCAGGCAAAGAAGCTGTTTGTGCTGTTGGGCGAAAGGCTTCCCACACAAAAGGAGCTGATTCAGGAATATAATCCGGAAATTCGGACGGAGCAGATCACGAAGGCGCTGGAACTTGCACTTTCGTTGCTGTCGTTGATGTTTGGATACGGTACAAAAAAATACAGCTTCGAAGGTGGGCAGATCAAGACCGCAACGGAATATTTCGGAGAACGTCAGGATTCCATGCAGGAGCTGAACCGGCAGCGGCAGGCTGCAAAACGGTACATACAGGACATTGTAAGAGCCGCCCTGTGGTTTGCCAATACATTTCAGGGCGGCAGCTGGGATATTGGAGCAGATGTGAATGTGGAATTTGATGATTCCTATATTACAGACAAGGACGCTGAGATGGAGCAGATGCGATCCGATGCGGTGAGCTTTTCCGATATCCCCATTTTCAGGATACGGTATGTGATGGCGCGTCTGAACTGCGACGAAGAGCAGGCAAGACAGTACATTGCAGAGGGGCAGCAGGATCCGGATCTGGGTGATGAGACAGATGACTGAAAGGTGGTGCCGCAATGCTGAGTGATGAACAGCTGGATGTCCTATCCGGCGCGTTGGTGCCGCTTTACCAGCATCTGGAAAGCTGGGTAATCGCAGACGTGGCACGGCGCATCCGTGATACGCTGAAATACACCAGAACAGCAGAGCTGGAAGTGAAAGCGCTGCAGGCATTGGGATACAGCCCGGCACAGATTCGGGCGCGTGTTATGAAGCTACTGCGGGCAGATAAAGAATACCAGAAGCAGGTGGAAGAAAACACGCTGCAGTATAAACGGGAAGTGGCGGAGCTGCTGAAACAGATCGATGGGCAAGCAGCGATTGCAGAAAAAGATGTCATGGAAACTGCTGCATCTATGGCATGGGAGAATGATCTCAGCCTGTGGGATGCTGCGGGGGCTGACCTGAAAGAAAATAAAGAGCTGTCACAGATCACGAAGGCGATGCAGCGGCAGACGCAAGGTGATCTGCAGAACATTACTAGGACAACCGGATTTCGTACCGGTGCCGGAATCGAACCGGTACGGGATACGTATCGGCGGGAGCTCGACAAAGCAATTGTAAAGCTTACCAGCGGGGCGGCAACACAGCGGCAATGCGTACAGGATGCAGTCAGGGATCTGGCTCAAAGCGGTTTGCGGACGATTGACTATGACAGCGGGCGTAGTTATCAGATAGACACTGCGGTCAGAATGTGCGTCAATACAGCGGCTGGTCAGCTGGCGGCGCAGATTTCGAATGCGAATATTCTGGAAAATGACGTTACCCTGGTAAGGGTATCGGAGCACTGGGGTGCCCGAGATAAGGGCACCGGAGTTCAGAACCATAAA